CAAGCGTAAAGAACTTGAAGGTTCGCTGGAAAAGTTTGGCTTCTTTGATGAATACACCAAAGAGTCTATGGACTTTGATACCGATGCTGAACTGCAGACCCACATCCATCGTGAGATGCTGAATGGTGCTAATGAGATGACCGAAGATGCCATCCAAATCGACCTGTTGACCGCTGGTACAACGACTCGTTTTGCTGGTGCTGCCACCAAGAACAGCGACATGGTTGCTGCTAACTTGGTGTCTTATGGTGACTTGCTGCGCTTGTCGATTGACCTGGATAACAACCGTACCCCCAAGGGCACGACTGTGATCACTGGTACTCGTATGGTGGACACCAAGACCATTCCTGCTGCTCGGATCATGTACATGGGTTCTGAGTTGCTGCCTACCGTCAAGGCCATGAAAGACTTGCACAACAACCCAGCGTTTATCCCTGTGCAGCAATACGCTGCTGGTGGTAACACGGTGACTGGTGAAGTGGGTGCAATCGACCAGTTCCGTCTGGTTGTGGTTCCTGAGATGGTCAAGTGGGCAGGTGCTGGTGGTCCTTTGGGTGGTGATGTGATCAGCTACGCCACTGGTGGTGCATTCGATGTGTTCCCCATGCTCTGCGTGGGTGATGAATCGTTTACCACCATTGGTTTCCAGACTGATGGCAAATCGGTGAAGTTTGTGATTACTCACAAAGCACCCGGTGAAGCCACTGCAGATCGCAATGACCCGTATGGTGAGACTGGTTTCATGAGCATCAAGTGGTACTACGGTTTCATGGTTCTGCGTCCTGAACGCATTGGCATGATCAAGACTGTGGCTCGTCTGTAATCGTTAGCAAGTAAGCAAAGGGGGGGATTTGAAGTCCTCCCCTTTTTCCTCAATCCTTGGAGTTATAAATGTCTGTTGATGAATTTGAAGAAGTTATTGAAATGCCTGATGAATTAACTAGCCTCAAGGCTCGTGCAAATCTAATGGGTATTACATATCACCCTTCTATTGGTCTTGAAAAATTGCGTGAGAAAGTAACTGCTGCATTGGCAGAACCAGTTGCTGCAAGTAACCCAACATCTGCACCAGCAGTTGAATCAGAAGACTCAGAACGTAGTCGCTTGAAACGCTCTGCATCTGAACTGGTACGCATTCGTCTTTCTTGTATGAATCCAAACAAGAAAGAATGGGATGGTGAAATTTTCACCGTAGGCAACAGTCTGGTAGGTACTTTTAAAAAGTATGTGCCATTTAATGCCGAAGAGGGTTGGCATGTTCCCCGGATCATTTTTGATCACTTGACCGAACGCCAATGTCAAATCTTTGTGACACATCGTGATGAACGAGGTAACTCTACTCGTAAAAGCAAGATCATCAAAGAGTTTGCAATTGAAGTATTGCCAGCTTTAACACGTGATGAACTGGATGAGCTTGCACGTCGGCAAGCAATGGCTAAGTCTATTGACTAACAACTATTAACCCGGATAGACCTATGACCGTACTTACTGTAGCTGATCTTACCCAAAGCACTCTCGCTGGCACTGGGGTCTTCGATGCTCTTATGCGTGCTAACAAAGCACACTTAGACGCAGAGTTTGATAAGAACCGTATCAAAGGTTCTGAATACGCTACGGTCTATCTGGGTTCAGTACAAGCTGTGATGCAAACAGCTTTATCTTTTTTGTTAGCAAAGAATAAACTTGCACTTGAACTTGATTTAATGGCTCAACAAATTTTGTTGGCTCAAGTTGAGGTACAAAAAGCTACTGCTGAGTTGGCACAAATTCAAGCGCAGACTTTACTGATTACTGCACAAAAAGCACAAGTAACCCAAGAAACAGCAAATGCTGTTTCTCAAGGATTACAAATTCTTGCACAGACACTACGAATCAATGCTGAAAAAGATCAAGCAGTAGCACAAACATCTGTTCTTACTCAGCAAAGAGTAAATCTTGTAGCTGAGGCACTCAACATTCCAAAACAGGGATGTAAGTTAGATGCAGAGTTTGAAGCAATAAAAGCTGATTCACTGAAAACTGGATCAGAAAATAGTTTACTTACTCAAAAAATTGCCACTGAGAAAGCCCAAACTGGTTCAGCAAACGTAGAAGATAACAGTGTTATTGGTCGTCAAAAGCTTCTGTATAAAGCACAAACAGATGGTTTTAAACGTGATGCTGAACAGAAAGCAGCCAAGGTAATGGTTGATACTTGGAGTGTGCGTAGGTCTACAGATATGGACACTGCTCCTGTTAGTGATGGTAACAAACTAAGTGATGCTTATATTGGTCAGGCAGTTGGTAAACTACTAACTGGTTTAGATCAGTAAGCGGTTACACTAAATAATATAGGGAGCTTATTGCTCCCTTTTTTATATGGAACACACATGGGAATATTTAGTAGCAGCTATAAAACATCCGTAGCCACATCAGTGTCTAGGGTTATTGCTGACAACATGTATGTTCCAGCCATTAAAACAGGCATAGTAACTTCGCTTATTTCAAATGATGGGCAGCTTGTTGAACAAGTATTAGAAAACATCGTTTCAAGTATAGGCAATAGTGCTGAACGTATGTTTGTATATGCTAAAAGTAAGTATGCATATGGTGTGCCTTCCAGCAAGATACTATCTTCAGCTACTGGAGAATCTACTGTAAAAGGTGTGTTACAAGGACTATTAAACTCATCAATTACTATTGATTACTACCATTTTGGTGTATTTAATAATTTGCATTATGGGTGGCAGAAACTCTGTGATGTGTATCAATATACTTCAACTACAAATGAGTTACCTGTAATATCAACCGCTAAAGGCTACCCTGCATATTTGAATGATATGGTAGTAGTGGTTAAAGAAGCTACTCTTGAAGAAAGGATAGACGGTTCTTTAGAACAATGGGGAACAGGTGCAAATTCTGGCTTTACTCCAGATAGAGCTAAAAGCACTATAAACTCAAAAGCCATTACACCTTTTGCTGTTGATGATTCAGCAACTACAGATTATCTTCACATGACCTATGTATGGTCTGTTCCTACAGTTGTAGTTATACAAGAAGAAGTAACAAAAATTGTAGAGGGTAAAACAATTATTGTTACACCAGAAGTTACCACTATAAAAAATATTAGTCACTTAGGGTATGTAAACATACCCATTGAAGGTGCAGTACCCAGTGCAGATTATGTGCATGTCAAATTTAATATAGAAGGTAAAAGTGGTTACTGGACTTACCGTTTAAGTAGTAATACCCAACCACTAATTAATGCCATATACAGTACAGAATATAACCAGCTTGGTAGTTTTTTTCCAATTACTTACTTCAGGCTTGGAAAAACATCAATGGATGTTCTTAAAGGAACAGATAAATATAAAACATCAGAGAAATTAACTGATTATTTAAAATTGGATTACGCTGGTGTTATTGAAGCAATTAACTCAAACCCAGATATTAAAGATGTAGAGCAAGCAATGATGCTCTTTGGTGTTCCTGCTGATACAGTTAAGCCACTAGAACAAAAATACCTATTTGATTTTTTTACAAAAATGCACCGTTCGGTTGGTGGTGTAGGTGTAAATCCAGGTGGTTTAGTTGACTATGCCTTTACTGGTGATAAGTTCCTAGTATCTTCAATGGTTACTTGGCAGATTAATACTGCACTAGGTAAAAAACCACCTAAGATAAGTATTATTATTCAAGACAAAGAATTTAAGATGGCACTCAGCTGCGATGCTATATTTAAAAAGAGCAGAGCAGGGGTTATTGGTGCTATTAATACTTACACATCTTCTGTTACAACAGTTGATGTTGAATACTATTATTTATCTACACCAATCAGCACGTATGAAGATACTTTCAATCAAGTAGAAGCTGCACCTCCTGAAAAGAAAACATGGGTAGTTCCTATGTTATTACATACTTTTAGGTATCAAATTAGTGATTATGTATATGAAGAGATTCAAGTGTATGCACTAAAGATGACTTATTACATCTATGGAGAATACACAACTACAGGTGATGGTACAAATAAAAATATTCTACTTATACCCTTGGATTACTCAATAACCAATACGTACAAGTTTGATGAACGTGAGTCTTTATATACAACTGCATTACATTTTGTATTTAATAGTAGAGTTATTACAGAGGTTAAATGGTATCAATCTGGCTTCTTCCAAACATTACTAATGATAGCTGCAATAGTGTGGACAGCTATTACATTAGGGGAGGATGGCGGTTATATTCTTAGTCTTGTGTCTGCTGGTTATATAACAATAGAGACTGCAATAATTATCTTTGCACTGAAAATAGTATTTATTGTTGCAAAAATTCTTGCTATTAAACTGTTTGTAAAAGTTGTTGGTATTAAGGCTGCATTCCTTATCGCTATTGCTACTGCACTTGTTAGTGGGTATTATGCGATTGATGCTGGCTCACTTGCAGGTTCTCCTTTTGCACAAGAGTTATTAAGCCTAGCTAATGGACTCACTTCAGGCATCACAGACAATTTAAAGGAGCTATTTGAAGATCTAATTGATGACTATGGTTCTTTTCAATTACTGGCTGATACAAAAATCAAGTTACTTGATGATGCTAATCAATCATTAAGAGCTGATGTCGTTCTTAACCCTTTTGTGATATTTGGAGAATCTCCAGATGCCTTTTACAATAGAACAGTACACTCCGGTAATATCGGAATACTAGGTATTGATAGCGTAGCCTCTTTCTGTGATGTTGCGCTTACTCTTCCAACGCTAACGCAAACTTTACAAGGTGATAAATATGTTTAAATACTCACAAACTCAGGCAACGCCTAACTACTATGACAAATCTAGTTTCCTTCCTGCATTAACGGATTGGGGAAGTCCTGTCCCCACAGGAGATGCTGCTAACGCTATGACTGCTAGTTTTAATAATGCAATGAGTAACTACCTAAATCCACCATCAACAGCTACAGGTTTTGGTGGAGTAGGTTCTGATAATGCAGTATCTGGATTTGGTGCTGCAGTACCTGGTTTTGGTAGTAATGCTGCAGGTTCAGGTATCTTTGGTGGTTTGTTTTCTGGTATTGGTGACGCATTGAAATCTTCTGGTTTTCTTGGATCTACTGATGCTAATAATGTTAAAACTGATGGTTGGGGTGGTGCTGCTATTGGCTTGGCTAATGGTATTGGTAATGCTTACATGGGTATGAAGCAATATGGACTAGCCAAAGATCAGTATGAAACTGCCAAATCTCAGTTTAACCAACAGTATGCCGCACTGCCGCACAAAAAGGCTTAACCAATAATCAACTTGCAGCAAGGGATGAGCGTCTTAAGACTGAAATGCCCTCCGCTATTACTGGTTATCGGGTAGCTTAATCATGGCACAACCTATTACATGGTCCAACATTAATGGACCAGCACTCAACGTAGGTAATGGCATGATGAACTCTGCACAACAGAGTTTTGGCAATGTCTTTACTGGTTTAAATGATGTGCTCAAAAAGCGTGAAGCCACTGATGCAGCCAATTGGGATCAAGGTAAGGTCAACAATACCAATGCGTTTCTGAATGCTACACAAGAAGCCAAAACACCTGAAGAGTTTGCAGCTAAGGAAGCACAACTACGTCAGATGCTAGGTGGCTATGGTGCCCAAGTAGATGCTACTGCTGCACGATCTGCTTTAGATGGGCGCATGACTGCTTTGCAGCAACGTGCTCTTGCAAGTATTCAATACAACGATGCAGCAGCAGAGGATAAAGCTAAAGGTATTAAAGACATCATCAAATCTCGAATTCTTGAGAATAACTTTGATGGTGCTAAAGCTATTCTTGATGGGATGGAGTTACCAAATGAATCTGCACTGTATGAGTCATTAAAGACAGGACAACGTAAGTTAGTAACTGATGCGAATGCAGACACGATTACACAACAGCAGATTGTTAGTAATACAGAAAAGATTCGTCAAGATCCTTTGAAATTTGCCAGTGATTTGAAAACTGCTGCTGCTAGTCAAGCAGCTTCGTATGCTTCTGCTGAACATGCTACAGCACAAGCAGAACGTGCAAGACAAGAGGGTACTAAAATTAAAAATGAAGGCTCTTTGAATGCTCTTGCTAAAGCGGGTTATACCGAAGCGTATAAACATAGTATTTTGGCTAGTGGTGTAATTGGTATTGGTAAAGGTACTGATAACTTAGCTACTGGACTTAAAGCAGCAAATATTCCACCTGAAGATATTAATGGCATCATGATGCAAGTACAGAATAGATTTCCTAATGGAATTCCTTCTGGTAAAGGTGCAGATGGTAAGCCTAAATTTAGCCCTATTCCTGTTGATTTTGTTTTACGTGCTGCCCAGCGTTCTACTGGGCACTGGTATGGTGAAGGGCATGGAACTAATACCGCAGATCTTATGGAAGAGATGCTGAAATCCCCTACAAGCGGTATCCATGAAGAGCTAGCAAACGGTTTAGACTTACATAGTAAGTTATTTGAAAAACCATTAGAACGTGAACGGGTAGGTTCCTTTGTGGATCCCAAACGTGTTGATCCCAATGATCCCGCAATGGGTGGTACAGCAAGTAGGGCTATAGTTCAAGCAGCATTAAAAGATGCTACATCTAAGGCATACGGTGTTACTACAGCACCATCTATGGCTGAAGAAAGATTGGCAAGAGCGAAAGCAGAGGCTGAAAAAAAAAGCCCTGAAATAGCTGTTCTTAGCTCAGTAGCAACACCCAAAGGTGCAGAAGACTTCAGTATTCATTCTGTAACAGGAAAAGCACAGAAGCCTTCTGGTCCAGCAGTCATTCCACCAGACGCAAAGATAACTTCATCTTTTACAGCAGTAAAGATGAATCCTAATTTCATGCCATCGAAAGATACCGGCATGGTGACAGCTACAGTCACTGGTGTAGAAGATGGTGATGGGGCTTATTTGAAAACCAAAGGGACTAATCGTGACCTGACTTGTCGCCTTGCGGGTATTGATGCACCTGAAGTTGATCACCCAAAAGTAGGTAAAAAAGGTCAAGCATTTGGTGAAGAGGCCAAAACATCCTTGATGAAGAAGATTCTGAACCAAGAAGTTGAAGTTAATGTAACCAAGGCGAATGATGGCAAAGGTCGGTCCATTTGTCAGATTACCTTGAAGGGTCGCAATATTAACCGCGAAGAACTAATTGAGGGTGCTGCGTGGATTAACAAGACATACAACAAAAACCCAGAAGATATTGCTGCATTTGATAATGCACGAACACTTAAAAAAGGTTTACATGCAGATACTAATGCAATACCTCCTTGGGAACATCGTAAGACTTGGTAACTGAATAAAAGATAAACCAAGTAGAATCATCCCCTACATAATGGGGATTATTTATGGCTGAAGCTTTTGATTTTGGTGTTTATCTTGCTAATCGTGCTAAGTCAGACAAAGTTACTTCTGTGTATGAAGCATCGCAGGAAAAGGTAGCCAATCTTCGGCAAATGCAAGCAGAGAATATTACAAATGCTGAAGCAGCCAGGCAGCGTAATTCATCGTCAGTACTCGGAATCCTTCAAGACCTGACAGGTACAGACAATGAAGGGGTCATAGCTCATGATGGTTTGATTGGTATGCCAATCAATGCTGCTGTAGCTCTCGGTAGTGGCTTCTCTAAGATTGCTGGTTATGTAGGCTCGGGTGTCTATGACACCCAAGCCATGATGCAGAATGCCAATGTGCCTCAAGAAGTTAAAGATGCTCGGGCAAGGATGCTGGCTAACCAAGCCACACCTGCAGACACTGAACTGTTGGCTCTACCTGCTGGAGATATTGCCAAACGGGTAATGCCTACAGAGAAAACGCTGTTATCTCAGAAAGTACGTGAGGGTTTCAAAACCAACCTGCAACAGATTTCCGATATGGAAACTGCTGTTAGCCGGTCTGACTTCATGCGTAATCTGTTTGATTTATCTGGTGCTGTTCATACAGGCAACAAAGACCAATTGACTGCAGATATCCGCGAAAGTGCAGCAGAAAACATTGATACCTTTAGTCAAGGTGTGGACCAGCTTAAAGCAGGTAAGTTGTCTGGTTTGGGTGATGTAGCTTCTGGCTTTGGTGGTGCAGTAGCCAAGATTCCTGGTGCAGCCTTAAGTAACCCCTTGGGTGCAGCAGATTTCCTGATGGAGAATGGTGCTCAGTTACTGGCTTCAGGTGCAGGCAGAGTTCCACAGATTATTGCCAATGTAGGTTATGGCTTGGATGCCTTTGGGCAGGGTGTGGTTGACCATGTGAAGAAGCATGGTGGCGCTATGCCCAGCAATGAAGACCTGGCTTGGAAAGCTGCTTTAGCCGGTACAGCAGTTGCTGCAGAGTATGCAGGTGACAAGCTCTCAGGTGTTACAGACATGTTCAGGGGTGTTCCTAAAGCCATTGGAGCCGATAGCAAAGCCCTCTTAAAGAATGCCTTGCTGAATGCCACAGTCAATAACCCCATCACACGTACAGGACTTGCTGCAGTCCAAGGTGGTATGGGTGAGTACATGACTGAAGGCTATCAGACATGGGCTGAGAACGCCATCAAGATGGAAGACACCAGTCTTGCTGATGCCCATGAAGGTGGTGCTATTGGAGCCATCATCGGCGGTGGTACAGGTGTGGCCTCACATCTGGGACGTGAACTGACTGGCACTACAGATGGCAAGTTGAAGAACGCTGCAGAAACACGTAAGGAAAAGGCTAGCTTTGATGCACTGTTAAAGCCAATGACACTACAACTTTGCTAGATACACAATCCAAAGACTTCAACCCACTTAAAGCAGTGCAAGTGTTGGCTAGCCATGCTGAACTCGCTGACACAACACCTGAAGTCAAACAAGCCAACTTAGCCAAGGTTAGGGAAGTTGTACAGGGCATTGAAGCCAAAACAGAGCGTAGTCAAGCATTGTTGGACAGTCTAGTAGATCCAACTGATGTTGAACAAGCTAAAGCAGAACTACCACAACTTACTGCGCAGTTAGCTGCGGTAGATCAGGCAGACACTGAAAAAATATCAAAGATAAGTGAAGCAATCAAGTTCAGGGAAGACTTAATTGCGTTGAGTGGTGATAAAGTTGCGGTCAAACGCATTCAACATGAATTGAAGCGTGACGAAAGCCAGTTGAACGACGCTAAGGTAACACAAGAGCGTTTAGCTGGAAGACTTCGTAAGTCAGTGTCCGTTGGGGAGGTGGCTGCTCATCTACAAGCAGCTAATAAAACAATTAATTCGGACGACATGCCTGATCTAGAAGCATCACGGCAGTCAGCAGATACATTGATCAACTTAATGACCGTTGAACCTGGTAGTATGCGTCATGAAGACGCTACTGCACTGGCTGATAATACTAATAACGGCTTAACTGCTGCTCAACGCAACTACTTCAGGGAATTTTCCAAGGCACGCATTGCAGAGAATGCAATGATGGACCTTGAAGCGGTGACTAAGACCGTCATGGAGGGTGATGGCAAGAACAGGGGCATCAAGGACTACCACAGCGTGATTGGTCAAGCGATTGAAGCCAATGACAAGCAAGCTGCCAACACATCTATTGAAATGTTGAGTAGATTTGCTGCCAGTCATGAAGCCAAATTGAAGATCGCTAGCGAATTGTTTGCCAAAGTCAAACATAGTGGTGACAAACAGGTGCTCAAGGTCAAGAAGACTAATTCATGGGAAGTCGTGCCAGCAGGCAAACCCATGAGCAAAAAGGCACTTGATGAGAATGGTGGATTCACCATTCACCCCAACTCAGTTGATTTTGTGGCTGCTATTCGAGCAGAGTCACAGGCACTGAACCAGGCAGTCAACGAGCATCAAGCAGCTTATGCATTGAAGTTTGGTGGTACTGTTCCTGTTGCCGCCTCAACCACTCCCGCAATCCAGACTACGGCTGCGCCTACGTCTGTTGCTCCCGTGGTTTCGGCTGTACCCGCTGTCCCCAACAGCACTGCCAACGCCTCTGCACAAAGCGCACCCAAGGCAGTCACTCCTGTCGATGTAGTTAACACGTCTGTGCCACCTGTACAAAAAGAAGTTAAATCTGTACAGATCACACCTCTTTTAACCAACCCACCTACGCTACACAAAGCGTACCAGCAGACAGAAACAGCTAAGTTGGCTGGTGCTGATTTGATCATCGCCCCAGCATCAAACGTGATGGGTTATGCTGGTTCTTTGGGGATAGTAGCCAAAACTGAAGGCAAAGCCTATGACTCGGAAAAGCATACAGACTTAACTGGTAAGACTGTATTGGTCAGTGTTCCAGGTGGATCACGTAATTTTAAACAGTTGCCTGAGTTAATCCAGACTGTAATGACTGCCTTAAATGCAGGTGCGACAGTCAGGACTGATATTGCATCAATGGCTAACAGTTCGTATAACCGTGGTGGTGAAGGTATGCTTCGTTCTGCTTTGGTTAAAGCAGGTTACGTTGAAGCAGTAGGTATCCACTATTCGTCATGGACGAAGCCAGCCGACACCACTAAAGCAGCGAGCGAAGGCGTAGCCGTAGCGAACGCTGCGTCAGGGGTGGAGGCGGCAACAAATACAGCTAATACCGTTCTTCCTACGGTTACTTGGAATGGTTTAACGGTATATCCTCATATATTCAATGGAATGAAAAAGGGAGAATATAAGTCTAAGCCCCTAGAAAATAATCCAGCAATGTATGAAATTAGCTACATCACTAAAGAAGGTGAAAAACTAGCTGGTACTTACTGGGTTGAAGGCTCTGCTATAACAGATTTTAATATTACATCTGAGCACGGAAAAGGTTCTTTAGGTATTGGCATTATGCGTACTGTTTTAAACAATATTGTTAAACAGCATCCAGAAATAACTGATTTATACGGCAGTCGTATTTCAGGTGTTCGTCAGCAAGCGCAACAAAAAGATGTTGATGTGCATTTTAAAATTACAAATGGAAAAGCAGTACTTGTTACAAGCACCCCTTCTAAGCCAAATCAGGCTGCAGCCCAAACACAGCAAGCGCAAGTAGCTAGTAATAGTGTAGCATCTACACCACAGGCAGAAACACCAGCAAATCCTGCTGTACAATCCGCTTCAACCCCCCCTTCTAGTAATGTATCTGTAAAAGAGAATGCAGAGGGTGAAGCACGTCCAAAGACAGACACTACATCAAAGGTAAAAGCTACCTTGATGGAAGTCTTGGATCGTATCAAGACAGGCATCAGTTCAGTTGGTCCTGCCAAGTTTGTACCTAATAAAGAACAGGCTGATGGCATTGCAAAGATCCGCACGTTCCTGACTGCACCACGTTCACAAGGCAATATCTTTGTGCTGGAAGGTAAAGCTGGCACGGGTAAGACTTCCTTGGTTCAAGAAGCAGTTGCACTCCATCTTAAAGCAGGTAATACGGTGACTGTGGCTGCTGTGAGTCACAAGGCCAAAGGTGTCCTAGAACAAAAGCTAGGTAAGTTCATTTCAGCCAACAAGCTGAAAGGGCAAGTAGAGGCACACAGTTTGGCTGGTTTGTTGGGCATGAAACCTAACATTGAGACTGGCAACTTTGAGCTTGATCCATATGCTGAATCCGCTATTGAAAATGTCAGTGTGCTGGTTGTAGATGAAGCCTCAATGGTCAACGCACAGAACAAAGCCATTCTTGAAGCACGTATGCCACACGGAGCCAAGCTGATTTACTTAGGTGATCGTAATCAAGTAGCACCAATTGAGGCAAAGAACTCGCCCAATGAAGGGGAGATTTCTCAAGTGTTCACGATGAATGCAGGCAAGAACAAGCATTCATTGGTCACACGTGTCAGGCAGGGGGAAGACAGTACCATTCTTCCCTACGCTGACCATTACTGGAATAATGCAGAGAACAAAGCCAGTAAAGCTGATCCTGTTCCTGCAACTGCTCGCCGCAATACCAGTGAAATTGTCATGTTACAGAATAACAACTGGATAGAAGAAGTTATCCCATTGTTTCAACGTGCTTTGACCACTGGCAATGCCAATCTAGTGAAGGTGATGGCATTCAACAATATCTTGGGTAATACATCCGGTGGCAAGATGCTTCTGGCTGCAGAACGTAAGATTCGTGAAGCCATGTTTGGCAAAGACTTGCTGGAATACAACAAGGGTGAGTTGTTGATCATGACCGGCAACTTTGGAAACCCTGAGAAAGATGGTTTGGCAAACAGTGCTGAGTTGGTGGCGATGACTGCAACACCTACCCAGATTACCTTGACAACACCGGATAACAAAGTAGTACTGCTGGATGCTTTCAATTTGAAAGTGAAAGACACTAACACAGGCGATATCAAAACAGTCCCAGTATTGGCTGCAAGTGCCAGAGATGCCCATCGTAAGCTCTATGAGGCATGGAGTAACCATGCCAAGACCAAAGACCGGGGTGCTTGGAATATGTTCTGGGCAATCAAGGATAAGACCTTTGCACCTGTGGCTTATGCCTATATTCTCACGACCCATAAGGCACAAGGTAGTACCTATGACACAGCGGTGGTACTTGAAGACAACATTCAAGGATCACCTGGTACAGCTGCAAATGTGTCTCGTCTGATGTACACAGCAATTACCCGTGCATCTAAGTTGGCAGTGATTGTTTCTAATAAAAATCAAGAACAGGATACTACTCAAGAGATACAGAAAGAACAGTCAAAAGCTGACCCAGTTGAAGAAACACCAGAAGTACCTGCATGGAGTGATGCTGAATATGATGCAGAACAGGCAGCATCTAATTATTCATACTATGACCAAGATACCAATGTATCCACTGATCCAGTAAGCAGTGCTCAGGTGCTTGTAGATGAAATGCATCTAAATCCTAAGTTTGCAGGTAGAACTTTTAGTGTTCTTACTAAAGTACAGAATGCCTTACTAACTCCTATTTTGAAAGAGTTCAGTAAAGTTTTTGAAATGGAACTGGATGTAGTAACCCTTCTGGCTCAAAAAGGATATAAGGCAAAAGGAACCATGCATTATGGTTACGATGCCATTTCAATCAATGAAGTTGCATTTCTTGATAAGGCATCAAAATATGATGCATCCATCACAGCAGGTTTGCGTAGAATCTTATCGCATGAGTTAGCCCATACTCGTGATGAACTTCTTGGTTTTGCTTCTGAAAAGTTAGCAGTATTACAGCCTGGTGGCATTCAATACGAAGAGGCATTTGCTGCCATGCGTATGGCAGAATCCCTAGATCCAAAGGATGCAGCATATATTCTGTTTCCTTGGTTCAGTTATATGATTGATCCCGCAGAGGGTGTACATGTACAGCATGAACTGTACGCACAACTTCATGCACTATATTTAAACCAACCGGAGCTAATGCGTGATCACCTCACCGAAACATACCAAGCCTATCAGCAACTGTATAAAGCTTACCCTGAAGCAGTGGCAGCAAAGTTACCCAGGAATGACAAAGCAGGAAGCACAAAAGCTGGTGGACAACCCGCCAGTGAAGAAGACACGCGAGGAACGGATTCAGATGGGGTCACACGACGCACCGGAGATGAAGTAGCCCCAGAAGTATCTTCCAATGCAGGTGGCTTGACTGCACTGGTTCCCACAGAAGCCAACCCCAAGACCACCACAGAGAAGGATTACCGCGCACGTAATCTGTTCCTGGATCACTTTAGCCAAACCGTTGCTGGACTGACTGCAACCAGTCAACGTCCTTTGGTGGCTGTCAAAGACTTCATTGATGGTGTAACTGACTTTGCAGTGCATCTGTCCAAGAACAGCTTCACAGCATCCGAGCAACAGTTAAGGGCATTGAACAATTTCCGTACCAACGCACTGGATTGGAAAAAGATCATCAATGGCAATCTGAAACTTGAATCAGATCGCTATAAACACAACAGTCCTTTCAACTGGCTCATTGCCAAAGGCACACCTTATCCAAGCGGCAAGGTTCCACTTTCTGTAGAAAGCAACGTATCTACAGCCATTAGTTATGCAGCAACGAGCATGTTGTTGGAAATGGCTGATGCTGCCAAGACGCATGATGACAAAGCCATCAATGCCATCTTGGGACGCTCTGATGAAGCAGCTGTTCCTGTTGAAGCCTACGAGCTGCTCAGTAACAAGGGTGTACGTGCCAATGTTATGCGTAATTCAGTCGGACCCACGGCAGTGACTGCGCTTGGTTTGAAAGCAGACAAAGACGCACCACAGAACTTGATGTCACAGCTTGAAGGCAGTTTTGGTGCTCACGTTGAGCGTTTGTTGCTGACTCTTGGTTTCATTGAACGGGTAGAAGTATCCGTTGAAGATATGAATGCCGTGCTTGCCATCACCAATGAGATTGATGGAAAGTCTGACAAAGATCGTCAATTGGATGGTAAAGAAGTGCATGTGTTCATGCGCTTGATGCGTGATGAAAATGGTGATCTGGTTCAAGGGGTCAAAGACATTCTTGAAGCCAGTAAAGGATCCAATGGCATCCTGGACAAACTGTTCTCGGTAGAGACTGGGCTGGAGTACCCTAGTTTTACAGCACTAGTCAACACACAAACAACGACCAAGACAGGCCAACAGATTCCTGACTTGTTGAATGACACCAATGACCAGAACCGGAACCAAGAGAACTTTGCACGTGAAGACTCACATGGCATTCTGGCAATGCTGGCAGATAAGATTTTTGGGGGTATTGCCGGTGTTACTGAGATTAGTAAAGAGCGTACCCAAGTCACTAAGCATAAAAGCCTGACTGCGAAGAATGAGGGTTTGTGGCGTGAAATTAACCGCTACAAAGAGTACATGGATTTGACCTTGATCCCAGCAGGATTCAAGCAAGCCATTCACTTTGATTACTCGGTATGGTTACAGCAACGGGTGGGTATCAAGACCAACGTGATCAACCCACAGACCAGCAAAGTGCATCGTGTGTTGTTCTACCGTAGTGATTGGGAAAGCAAGGTTGATTTGGGCAATGCAGACATGCTGACCAACTTCTTCATGCGTGTGGGTGAAGGTTTTGGTATCAAGACAGACCGCCAGAACATCACCAAATCCATGATGGCGATCAGTGCCATGTTTGAGAACCCGATCATCAACACGGCCATTGAGGATTTGCAGAGTGCTCACTATGACAAAAAGCCATTGACCGAAGCACAACAAGACAACCTGTTGGCAGCAGTCCAACTGGGTGGTGAAAACATGCACACCTTTGATGTGTTGCTGGCTATGGCGCACTACCGGCAAGCAGAAGACAAGGGTGAATCTTCATTCACAACCCACATTCAAGCTGAAGTAGATGGTGTTGCCAATGGGCCTATCCTGGCTCATGCCTTGTTTGGTGCAGCTGCTACGGTAGATGCACTGAACCTTACGCTGTCCCGTGGTGGTATTTACACCGAGAAAACAGGGCAGGGTGAGACTGAGTTTCATGCATGGAAAGACAAGGCAGGCAACCATGACCTGTATGAAAACACCATGATCAGTGTGAAGCGTGCCATTGCACAACTGGCTTTGGAGAATCCAGACCTGGCAAGGGCAGTGGAGTACTTCACAGGTAAATTGTCCAAAGGTGAATTTGACATTACCTCTGCAGGACGTAATGCCATCAAGCCACCAGTCACCGAGATGGTGTTTGGATCCGGCATTGCCACATCACTGGCGCACATGGCTGATGGTTTTACCAAGAAGATTTACGATGTGTTTGAGGCATCTGCCAATGGTGAGAAGAATGACGATGGGGAATTGAAATACCCCAAAGAAACGGTCATTGAAATGATCAATACCATTCTTGCTAATGGTGGCAGTAACTTCAAGCTGAAGATGGGTGATCCATTGATTGCTGGTTATTTCGATAAGAAAACAGAAACCAATGCCATCAATACAGCCTTTGCAACACTCTTTGCTGACCCGGTTAAAGATACCGTGGAAGCTAATTTTGGTGAGTTCCTGGCACGTCGGGATGTATTTAACCAAGCTGCTAGTTTGGCACATGGTTTGTATGCGACTGTTTACGATGTGGTGCGTGAAGACTTTGTAGCGCAAGGAATTGCGCAAGAAAAGAAAGAAGAAAACACAGGCATTCCTTTTGAGAAAGGTACTAATCAAGCCATTCGTGACTTGAGCACAACTGAAGAGCGAGTGATTGAGAAACAACTTAAAGGCATGTTCCCGGCAGTGGCTACATTATTTTCCTTGGAAAGTAATCAACCCAAAGCAGGTTTGCGTATTGGTAAGTTCAAACGACGCATTTCTACCAAACGTGCATATGAGTCCACTGTCAAGTTTGCAAGCAATAGTGTGACTGTGCGTAGTTATGAAGAAACCCATGAAGAACCCGGTGTAGGTATGCTGGCTTTGATGATTCATTCATTGGACAGTTACATCTCTCATGCAACCCAAATGGGAATGCAGTTACTCAATATCCATGATGCGGTGATCACTGGCTTGAAAGATATCAAGGCAGCGTCCACCAAGATGAATGAGAAGACATTCCATGCTTTGTTGAATTACTCACCCATGTACGAAATGTACAAGGCATTAGAAACAACCGTGCTTGGTTTGGATCGCCTGGATGCTGACCAGTTACCCAAGGAAACAGCACAGGCACTGGCTAATTATCTGGATGGTTTTGAAAAGGAATTCAAAGTCGAAGGGGACAATATCCTGTTGGCTGTGTTGACCAAAGCCAAGGCAGAAGCAGCCGCAGCAGATAAGCTGAAGCTTGAAGCCATGCTGGAATGGGTGGCTGTGAACCAGTATGCGCGTGAAGGCAGCAGCTACATGGTGACACCTACCGATATCAAAGCTATCGAAGCAAAGCTGGCTGCAGTGAATGCAGAACTCAGTGCTACCGTGACTGAAGCAGCACAGTCGATTGATACCAATATCCGTGTGACCTTGGGCTTGCCGGTAAAGGTCAAACCAGCTGCCAAGAAAGCAGTACAGAGCGATGACATGCCGGACATGGATCCACCTGCAGCGACCACGGCTACCGTGGAAGACATGGGTACACAGGAAATCTATGCAGCCTTGGGCACAGGGGCCATCAGTGCATCATTTGACAAGCACCTGACCAATGTGCTGTCCAACATTGTCAACAAGCTCCACGGGGCATTTGATTCGTTCAAAGCAAGTTTGGCAACCCATGCACCTACTACAGCAGTGGATGTGTATGCACAGTCATTGGCTACGGGTAAAGCACCCTTCGGCATGAATGTGGGCAAGTTTGGTTTGAAAGTTGATTCACAACAATTGTTTGTAGCAGATCAGGTCTATGCCACCATGCTGAGTGCCTTGTCGAGCAAAGATGGGCGTAATGAAGCAGTGTACCGTGAGATTGGCAAGCTTTTTAAGGAAACCAAAACACGTCTGACTGTTCAGGATTTCAACAAGGGTGATCTGGCAGCAGCACAGGCTACCTATGACATGATCTTTAATCAGCAAGCCACTGAAGCTGATGGGCATTCCAACTACCTGGCTGAGTTTGCTGCCCTTGGTTTGGCGAATGAAGAAGTCAACAAGCTGCTTCAAGTACCCACCAAGATGGCTCCTGCCATTCTGAAAGACAAGACCATTGCAGGCATGTTAAAGCGTGCCTTCAACAAGGCTTTGGAGATGTTCAATGGCAAGCTGACCCACACCAAACCAGGACAACAGGCTGACAAGAAATTGCAGGCATTGGTTGAGCAATTGGTGGAAATTGAGAACAAGCGCTACACCACACTAAAGTATGGACAATCCACCTTTGGCAAATTCATTGATACTCAGATGGATTCTTTGCGTATGGGTAAGAAGTCTGCATTGAGCAGTATTGCCCACTCAGAGATGTTCATGAAAAGCAAGAACGTCTATGTGGCTGCAGCCAGTAGTGGTGTTGCCATCCTTGCTGATTCACAAGTCAGGTATCTGTTTCAAACCATTGAACAATTACGCAATGAACACTTCACAGGTATCCAGGGAGTGACCCAAGGTTTCCTCACTGAAATGAATGGACCCAAACCATTGCTGCAATCTTTGCTGCGTGCAGTTAAAGGGTTTGAGAAACTGCGTAAAACCATCATTTCACAGACCAACAAGTTTGTGCTGGAGACTTTTGATGAAGCAGGTAAGAATCTGACTGACTTTGACAAGCGTGCTGTGACCAAGGTTTTGTTGCATACCGGAGCACATGTGTTGCTGGATCATGGTTTTGATACCAACAAGATCGCCACTGTATTGCAAGACAAAGTAGCCATGAACAAAGAGATTGCCAAATTGGAATCTCAATTGAATGCCTATGATGTGAACCACAAGGAATTCTTTGTGGCACAAAGCAAGGCATTGGGTTTCTTTTTGGTGACGGGTAAAGTCACACTGGCATCCATGCTACGCAATGCCAATAACATTGCACGCATGTACACAACGCAGTACCAAGGGCGTTTAACAGAAGCAGAAGTGGCAGAAGCCACCAAGACCATTGATGCGTTATCAACACTTTATGCAATGGCCTACACCACACAAGCCAACAAGGACAGTGTGATCAAGACATTGGAGAAAGAGCACCAGCGCAACGATAGTGGCAATGGTGTACGCATGGTTTTGTTATCGCACAAAGAAGCGGAACAGCAGTCTAAAGAAAGACTGTTCAGTGAAAGTGCCGCATTGATGGGCAAAGGCTATATGCCTGAGATTTACAACCCACACACAGACATTAAAGTAGCCGACGAAAAGGAAGGCAAAGCCTTGGAAGACCTGGGTTACAAGCGTGTTGCCGGTGTGGAGAAAGATCCATCTGACCATGCCAAAACATCCAAATCTTTGTATGTTTTGCAGGACGGTGGCAAGTTGCCTTGGTTGTCAGGCATCCTATCATTTACAGGAATGCAAGCCAAGGGAACCAAGCATCATGGAAATGTAGCCCAGCATGTACAGCAAGCACTGACACAGAGCAAACAGAAAGCGATTGCAGCACTGCATCAAGCGGGTGCAGGTGCTAAGTTTGACCCGACACAAGTAGCAGAAAACTTCATGGCTCCCTTGATGAATGACTCAGGTGATGTGGTGAATTACCAGTACCTGATGCATTCCTCTACCAAAGATAACCTGTTGGAGCGTGATGATCGTTTTGACAGCGTAATGGGTATGTTGGCAGGCAGTATCTTTGACAAGGAAAACTCTGCCGTTAATAACCGTAAAGCTATCCAGGTATTTCATGATGAGTTTGTTGGGGGTTATGTCAAAGAACCCAAAGCATTCATCAAGGTAAGTGCTACCAGTGCTGATCCTGAGTTGCGTGAGATTTACAAGATGTTGCCCAAATCATCCAAGGATGCCATCCGTGAGATTTGGGGTAAAGATGAAATGCTGGTGCGTACCAATGCACTGGATATTGCTTTTGGTTATCGCAAGTTAAGTCTGTCCACTGCCTTTGACAAGAGCAAAGAAGAGCGTGACCTGATGGACAAGTCACTTGTCTGGTTCAGTGAAAAAGCAGTAGAGGTTTATGCACGCATCATCAAACAGATGAAGGCAGAAGATGCCAAGAAATATGCCAAGCGCACACCTATGCTGGTTCGCAAGAGTGAAGCAATATGGCAAGAAGTGGTGCATGAAACCAAGGATATTTTTGTAACAAAGTCAGGGATTACGCTACTCAACAATATTGGTAGCAATACCTTGCTACTCAAGCTGTATGGTGTTGGTACGTTGGCTGGTATCAGAGATATGCAGATTGCATGGGTTGGTGCAGAGAGTTACACACGTGATTCAGAGAAACTGTTCAATTTGCAGAAACAATTGGATACTAAATCGGTTGTAGGTGACACTACTGCAATCAAGGCAGAGATTGCAGAGTTAAAGGATGCACTATCGCGTAATCCTGTACGCAAGTTGCTTGAAGCAGGGTTGATGCCCACTATTGTGGAAGATGTGGGTGATGATACTGATCAGTTTTCTCATAAGAACGTATTTGCACGTGATACAAAGAAGTACACTGATAAGCTCAACAGTAAAGTGAAAGCCGTTGCTAAACAGGTGTATATGGCACATGACACCACGGTGTACAAGACACTAAGCCACATTACTCAGTTGAGTGACTTTGTAGCGCGTTATGCCTTGTATCAGCACCTTACTACGATGAAGAACCCACTTACTGAGGCAAAAGCGATTCAAGAAGTGTCTGATGCGTTTGTTAACTACGATGTACCGATGCATCGCAAGTTGCAGTACATGGATGATATGGGTGTCATGATGTTTACCAAATACTTCATGCGTATCCAGCGAGTCATTCGTGGACGCTTCAAGTATGCACCTGGTAAGACAGTCCTGCTGATGGTGGCAGGGGGTTATCTGGATTGGATTCCGTCAGTAATTGACTCATCCATCTTGTTCAAGTTTGGGAATAATCCCTTTGGCTGGGGTGCATTACAGTTCCCTGGTGCATTGGATGAACTATTAACTGCCAAGTTAGGATTGAGTTTGTTCAAGTAAAAAAGAAGCCCCATTCACAGGGGCTTCTTTTATTCTTCTTTGGTTCCAAGGCTGTTTTTGATAGCCATTGCCAACCCTAGTACGAGCATCACCAAAAGACCACCAATCTGTACGGCTGTGGTGAACACCAATGCACAAAATGCAATGAAGAGTCCAGCACCCACAACAACAATTGAAGCTACTATGGAAGCTATCCACTTGATTAATTCCATAGAGTCTAACTCTTGAATAGACTGACTGGTTTAGCCACAGGTTCTACTGGCTTGTTTGGAATTTCTTCTATTGAATTCCTCTCTGAAGTGCAATTGTGATTCCCACTGGCTAAATATCCCTGATCGTGTGGGGCTGTACTATGGACCATGCATGATCCAATGGAGGCAGGCACAACAGCGTCTTCGATGCTCACTTCAGCCGATAACCCATTGTCCTTACGGCCAGATGTAAAAGCAATTTCCACTGTCTTGCCTGCCAGATTGATGCCTTGTCTCGTAATATACATCTTTAGTGCTGCAACAATTTCAAGTTGTTTAAGATGAATTTGCATGATGTTTTCCTTTTTAAGTGCGCTACCTCAGTAGAGGCAGCAATTGTTGAAATGAATTGCAGGCAATGCCTGCATGAATGGCTGCGGTGGCATCGGCTTGGTGCTCTGCCTTGGATGCATTGACAATGGCCTTGCCTTTTTCAGTGTACATGGGCCAATTGGCTTCTGGATGCTGTTGCATGGCCCAATGGATCATCTCTTGCTTGGTGGCAGTGGCTTTACCGGGGCCAGCCAATTTAACCTCAGATGGGCTGACTTCAAACAAGGGAATACCCATAGCTCTGAGTGAGCCAAGGACACCCACACAGACCCCGTAGGAAGCCATTGCCCTTGCAGACTGACTACCTACAGGAACCTCTACAAAGATCGCTTGTGCGTCCTTTGCAGCGGTTATAGCACCATCACAGAGTTGTTTGGCTGACTCCAGATCAAAGCTGTTCTGTCTGATCTGTTTGTTCTTGGTTAGCAATGGATTGATCACCAAGACCGTATGGATCAACAACTTTTTGGTTGCTGTGTCATACGTGCCTTGAGAGATACCCCAGTTGCGTAGAGATGGGTCATAGCCCACAACTTTGATGATCATGGTGCTTAGTGCTTCACGGCAGGGGCAGGCTCTTCCATCTCTGCATCAAAAGGCAGATCACCTAGCTCAGAGAGTGCAATGGCAAGCCCCAGTTGGAAGCCTTTACGAAAGTCACCTGTCAATTGCATGGCTTTACCATCGTCAATGGTGACTTCAGTGCCTTCAGGGATTTCTATCATGTGTTTGACAGTGTTGACTTTTTTAGTATGCCACTCAACAAGCAGATTTACAAAATGATCTAAGTCCTGAATAGGAACACGTTCAGTTTTGGTTGTCATTGATTGCTTTCATGAAGTTGAGTACGCAAAGCGTAACCCAGTAACGGCCAGATCTTCTGCTTTGCATCTTCTCTAGCTACTCTTTTGCCAATTTCAGCATCAAAGTTTTCTGCTGAAGCACAGGCTGATGTTCCAGACACCGTAAAGCCATTGCGCATGACCAAGATACAGAAAGTAAGCAAGGTTGTGCTTACTTCTGGTGTGCAGCTCGGTCTTTGGTTAATAACTTCTTCGCCATAAATTCCATCAGCGGCAGTAAAGTAATAGCAAGCGACAATACAATCTTCAATGTCTTGAGGTGTAACACGTGGAGCTACCTTTCCTTTGGCTTGAATGAGGTGTTCAATTCCCTGATCATCAGTACGTGGTGATGTAACGTGGTTCATATTTCTTTCTAATAAATATAAAAAAGCCCCATTGCTGGGGCTTATATTATGCTGACCAGATCAGCACTTCTTACTACCACCCGATTTACCCGGTGGTTTCTTAGAAGGTGCAGGAGCTTTGGTTGCCATAGTGGTTTTCTCTCAAAAGGTTAAGTTAAAAAGTGGTATTAAACGAATCCGTTTATTTCCCCACTTGAGGAATATACCAGTATTCTTAAATAACTTTGGAGAATGCCAAATTAACTTCACTTAGTTAAACAAACTGGTTGAAGGTTTTTTGGATACTGCAGCACCTGCAGGAACACCAGCAATACCACTATTTGCAGCTACACCTTTGGAGCGATCCTTGGTTTTGCCTGTCCACGTGGTTTCCCAAGTAAACACAAAACTAGGTTCCGTTGCCTCAGCACGAATCTCAGCTGTGGTCAGTTTGTCACTGGCACGGAACAGCTTATCAATTTCGTTCTCTTCACGAGTTTCACCAGTGGCAACATAGATACCGTTGGCATCTTTTTGAGTCTTGTCAACCTTCTGTTTGATCAGACCTACCAAGATGTCTTTACCCAGCAAGTCAGTTAGCACTTCCACCTTAGTGGGTACTTCTGCCTTGGCTTCAGGACTGTAGAGCTTGATAACCTTGGTTTCGGTATCCATTTCAGAGATTTCTTTACCTACTGAGAGCAATGCCAATGCATTTGCATGGTTAAAGCCAGGAAGGAAATGCTTTTCACCATCCTTCTCATAGTAGTTCTTACCTCCTTTGGCAGTACCTGAAGTCATCCAGAGGGTCTGACGGACATCCCGGTTATCTGGGCCTTTCAAGGTAAGTACCAGTCCTAAAGCACCACTGGCTGCTTTGTTCAAGTGAGCCATACTGACAGTACAGTTATACAGGCCAGATTCCAGTGCAGCGTTACCGCCTACTGAATCTTTTTCTTGGGCAATGCTGGTATCGGATGCGAGTGCGGAAAGTAGTGACATGTGTTAATTCCTTTTGGTTTGGTTAAAGGGTTTTTGGGTAGTGATTGTAATAAATTTAAGAGTAATACTCTCGCAATTTATTGATAACGAGCTGGATGTTGTTGTCAATAAAAGTTTCCTTTGTATCAAACAACCCTAATGGCCCACGCAGACGCTCGTTAACCGTATCTTTTGTGAGTTTGCATTGGAATACATATTTGAACCCCAATGCTGATTCTTCAGGAGTAATGTTCAGCAGATCTGAACCATACTCCTTTAGAGTTTTCAATTGCACCTTCTTAGATGCAATAACGACAGAGAAATAACTTTCAATACCATTGTTCTTCAAGGAACCCTTAACAGGCACCTTGGTTTCCATTAGCATTTCAGATTCATTCAATGTATCGGATGTGTGGGCTGTGAAAACTACATTCTTGGTAGAACGTGCAACATGCTGTTGCATCAATACCTTAAAGTACTGAGCAAACTGCCCCCAAGCCTGCATCCCATTGGCTGCAGGTAGAACATAGACAGACTCATACATATCCAAGAGATACGTCAGTGAGTCAACTACGATGGTATGAATGCCCGGTTGAGTTTCAGCCCACTCAAAAGCTTCATTGATCTGGAGTGGATCAGTGACCGTCTTTTGAATGAACTTGGCTTTAAAGGGCAACTTCTTACCTGCCTCACAGTTGAGATACAAAACACCTTCTGGTTTCTCCAGTTGCATCAAAGATGCTGACTTACCAGTAGCTGATTTGCCACATAGAAGTACAAGTTGATCATTGACAGTGTTTGTCATTATTTCCTTTAAGGTTTTTTAGCTAAAGCCTTCATCACAGAAACCATTATGGTTCCCATAATTTCTGCTTCATCGAGTTTGTCTGCAGTCTTGTCATTGAGAGATACCACACGGCTGCGGATACCTTCAAAGTCAAAGCCAGCATCCATCAGGATCATTGCGTAGCGAAGCAATAGGTTATTGCGGTTGCCATCACCAATGTTATTGATAACCCAGCGTTCCAAGTTATCCATAGATTGTTGTGAATCTACTAACTTCTTACGTTCTTCATTCTTACTGGTTTTAGGGATGAAGGGCAGGGCATCTAACAGTTCACCATCGTTGTACTCATAGTGACCGTTATGGCTCATCCACTTACGCGCACGCTGATTGGTTGCAGTGTCAACTTCAAAGGGAAGCCAGCTGTAGATGTTTGCCATGAACTCTTTGTAGTCCTTGGCATCCATTTCCAACTCATAGTTGATAGGCAGAATAACCCTGAATCTGTTCTCTTGGTCAGTATGTCGTTTTGTGGTGTACATCAAGTACTTGTAGTTCTTGAGTAACATCTTGGCAGTGCTCATAGAGACACCACCATCCACATCAATGACAACCAGACTAAAGCCAGGAATACAGTTCTCTTCATTACGATAACCACCAACTAAATGGTGTGCTACCCAGTGCATACCATCCACCTGAGTCAGCAAATGAAGCTTATCAAATGGAGCATGTTCATTGTTGTAGTCTGTGGTCATGTCAGTGCTATAAGCAATAACCATCTTGCTTAAATCAGATGCTTTGAGAGTTTCACCACGTAAGAACTCAATGCCATCACTAAAAGATTTCTTGATGATGATATTGTTCTTATAACCATAGGCAATTGCCAGATTCAGCATTTCTGCTTTCTGTGCTGAGCCACCACGATAGAAAGGTAAGTCTTCTGTCATATCAGCTTGTGTGATGTCACGTTTTACCGTGGCAACATATTTAGCCAACTTGACATAGTTACGGTCCCTTGTGAGTAATCTACTGAATGCACCACCAGATTCCTCTGCCAATTTAATAGCGTAGTACAGATGTGTTGTAGTCAATTCGGTAGAGTCATCAATGAATGCATAAGCTCCTGCCAGCTTCAAAGCTTTGAAGTAGCGGTGAGAGATTTCAGCTTTCTTGATTTCTTCATACTCACTGTAAGTAGCTGCTTCTTTTTCACACTTGAGTTTGTACTCAATGAGTAAAAGGCTTGTTTCCTTGCTCATGATCAACTTCTTATTGACATTGATAATGTCAGCCAAAGTTTCAAGATGTGCAGCCAACTCATCCAAGTAAGTATTAGCATCTTGGTTGGTCAACATGGTGTACACCTCTTCAGGTGTCTTGGTGTTATCACCCTGCTGATGCTGGCTATAGCCAAAGAAGCATCGTCGTGCATAGCCACTTTCCAGCATGGCATACAGTTCCTCTTCTGTCTTACTACCATTGAGTAAACTTGCAGGCGTACCAAAAAGCATCATGTTGGAAGGTGTCTTACCAACAATCTCTTCTTTACGTGTGTTTTCTGCAGTACTGAGCTTCAGTTTGTCTTCAACAGAACCTACGTCATACAGTTCAAGAAACACATTCAGGGCATCCTTAGCACCAGTTAAATTCAACCCAATTTCATCAATCTGAAGATTAAGACTGCCTGCATCACACATCAAGAGTTTGTGCCGTAAGTGTTTAACTGCTGGCACAGTGGCTTCATTGAAGCTGAACATCAATGGGCCAATACCTTCAAACTCTTTCTGCACACGTACCAACTCTTCATCTGGATCAGTTCCCTTACGATTAGCACGTTTAAATGCTAACTTTGGTAAGGCAGCTTCAGCCAATACATTAAATGTCTCTTCCATGAAGCGTTGACGAAACAGGTTAATCACCTGTGTCTTGATGATGTTGGTTGAATGCCCTTTACCTGAACCAGATGTGCTCAGGTTCAGTGCAAACATGTTGACAGGCAAATCCCCACGGTCATGTGTAGAAATAGTACAGCGCATGGTGGAAGCCACCACACTAAAGTAATAACCCACCAATACTCGAAAGAATAGTGGGTTATCATTTTGAACCTTGTTACACAAAATAGCCACCAACTTCTCTGAAGCTGGGTGGTGTTCCATTTGATCTACAGAAAGCATATATTCCCTTACATTAAAAGATCGCCTTGAGCGATAAGAGCATCCTTCTGTGTACAGACAGAGAATGCAGAACAGTACTTACAAGCAGTAACTTGACCAGGACGTTCAATCACAATCCCTTTGCCACCTTCTTCAGCCAATCGAATGTAGGCTTCTTGTTTGGTGTCATAGTTTTTAGTGCTACGAACAGTTTTTTCTGGATTCTTGTAATACTTGAATACAGGAGCACTACGCCACAGATCTTCATCACTGCACAATGGCAGTGACTCTTCTGGTGCATCTAAGTACATATCAATTTCTTTCAGTTTGCTACATACATAGCGTTCTGTTTCTGAAAGAGACAGCAATGGGAGAATCTGTTGATGGGTTCGCTGTTGCGGATATCCCGGTTCTGCCCTTGCACGTGCTGCTGACCAGTCGGTAAAAATAAACTGGATAGCTATTTCATCTTTGGTAATGATGGCCGGATTGAGCCAACGATAGATACTGCCTTGCAACGTATGCTTTTGAGCATTGGTTTGGTTGACATAGGTATAAGTAGAAGTACTCTTAAAGTCTTCTACACGACCATCACCCACAAAATCAAACTTGCCTGAAATAGTGTGGTGTCCCACCACCTTATGTGCGCGTTGTTCAAGATAGATTGGAATGCTATCTTCTGTTAACTGTTCTGGCTTTGGATTGATCTTGACACGATCAATGATCTTTTGAGGATATCCAAGAATCTTTAAAGCGTTGATATGGTTGTTTGTCCACGAACGCTCAATACCATCATGGATAGCAGTACCCATACGAGATGCCACCATTTGAATCAAATCAACTGATGCCTCTGTAGTATCGACTCGGGTGCTCAGAATGATCTGACGGATTGGTTTGATGAGTGTGGTAGCCGAGATGGTTGCCTCATCGTGGTCATAGTTATCTGTTGCCAAAAATACGGCAAGAGACAAAGGTACTGCACTAACATTTGCGTAATTATTCATAGGTAGTATGGGTAAAAAAGAGGCAAAAGTACCTCGTTGAAAGATCAACAAAGCGCGAGGAACGCGCTCTACTAATAAGACTTAACCCAATTCAGGGTAAAGCTGAAGCCAGCGATTTAAAGTATCTCTAGCTTCTTTGATATCCTTAAACGCTGACTTGCCACCTGTGCGAACACCAGATAGCAATAGCTTTTTGCTGGAATGTTGAATACATCCAGAAGGGTCTTGAATGTTGAAAAGCTTATGTGTGGCATACACATCCAACTCACTAATATCACTCACATCCTTGTAATATTGTGGGTACTTACTTGCAAGCGACTCTTGTCGTTCAGAAGTAATCCCGTAGATAACTGCATTTGCACAATTAGGACAAAAGTCCATACCTGTTGCTGCGATTCCATTGCAATTAATTGATTTACAAGATGACATTTACTTTCCTTATTTAATAGTAATTTGCTGAACTACCACTACTCGCTGCACTGACTGATGTAACTAGCTTGCTACAAATTTCAGCATCTGCTTTGGTAGTAGTTCATCAAAAGACCCCCAGGATGGGGGCTTTTCTGTACTCAACTTGACTTGGGTTACACTTGTCTTAAGGACTTCAGATGTACTCGCATTGCCCAGACGTACAGGCAAGCTCCGTGACATTGATCGTGGCATCATCTTTTTCAAAGTTAGCCAGATCTACCCAATCGAACATAGGCATACGAGCCAATAGCTCTTCATATACCTGTTCACTACACTCTTGATAGGGTGCCTGTCGATAAGAATGATCAGAATGGGGCAAGAAGCTCACACCAGCAATCTTGTCAAAGTTCCTGTACACCCAGTCACCCACACCAAGCCATTCGTCATCCTTCACATAGACTGTGATAGACACGTTGTGCTCTGTCCAATGGGTTTGATACATCAGGTAGTGCTCTAGCTGCTCAATGGCACTGCGTTCATTCCTGAACACAGCATGAGCTGGTCCCTTCACAGGGAAGCTGAAGATATCTGTGCTTTCTGGTTTGCTTACACAATCTTCTACAGGAAAGCCTTGAGCACGCATCAATTGAGCCAAGGGGTCTTTCTTATCAGCACGTACAGTACGGATGTAGTGTTCAGAGTACCGGGGATGGATCCCTGATGCACTGTCTACCAACTGTGAGACTGTTCCTGATGGCTTGACTGTGGTGATGGCTACCGACTGGTTGATCCCCAGTTTTGCTGCCCATTCCTTGTTTACAGCAATGGCAGTAGCTTTCATGGTTTGTAACCAACGCACTGCTTCTCTTGATGTGGTGCTCAAGATAGAGTGATCCATGATGCCTGTCAGAGATACACCAAGCAAGCGCTCTTCCTCTTGGTTTTTCTTCCAGATGGCACGTACATACCTAAAGTCTGTCAGCATGGATTGGTAAGTACCAACGATAGTAGCGATACGAACCTTTTCACATAATTCCACCAAGCTATCATTCTCACGAATAATGACTTCAGATAGGTTACATACACCAGCAGAACGCAATGTAATCTCAGCACAAGGATTAACACCTATTACTTTAGATGCATCCCTACGACCTGATTCAGTTGCTTTTTTGATAGCAGCTTCACGATTAAAGATACCACGTTCACCTGATTTGGACTCAATGAGTGAAGTCCACTCCTTGATAAACAAATCCATCTGAGGGCGTTCTGTATAGGCTGCTGAGTTGTTTGCCAAAGCTCGTTGTGGATCAATAACCCACCACTGACCTGACTTGGCACCACGCATACGGTCATCAGACAAATTACTTAGACTGATCAACGCACTACGCCGGACTCCACCCACCACAACAATGTCTGCAATCTTGCATACAAGGTCATGACACTCAACAGAGTTGAGCTTACGACCCACTGCTTTTTTGAAGGTATCAATGGAAAAGTTAAATAGGTCTATCAAGGGCTGTGGTCCACTGGCGCGACCACCAAAAGTTTTCAATTTAGCACCTGCAGGACGTACCTTACTTACATCCCAAGATGGAATCTTTCCTGCATAAAGGTAAGACAACAACTCTTTGAATGCACCTGCCCAACCACTTTTACTATCCCTAACAACAATCGTATGGTCAACTTTGGTAAAGTTAGATACTGTTTGAATAACTGGTTGGTTATCACAATCAATGCCAATAGTGACACCCACAATAGGTAACTGGGCAATGTACTGGCGTTCAACTGAAAATCCCATCCCCGTGCCACACATAAGTGTGTTGAGTATTTCATCAAAAGCACACACATGATCAATTGCCAGAAATGCACAGTTAAATCCTGCTATGGGGTCACGATCTAATGCTGGTCCTGCTGTCATCAATGCTCGCATAGATGGCATAGTTTTGAGAGACACAATACTGTTATAAATATCTTCAGTAGGGTAGT